AGATTTAATAGAGGATTTCACCATGTAGGTGCATGGGGTAGGAGTAGTAAAAATCCTCATCTTTCAAGTCAGAATGTTGGAAGTTTCGCTGTGTTTATGTATTACAATCGGCATATTACACAGGTAGAGAGAGCAGCAATTTATAATACCTATAAAGAAACCTTTGATATCTGATAAATAATACGAAGGAACAAACATAAGTATGTCACAACTAAATGTAGATAAAGTTATATCTTTAAGTGGAGGTGGAAGTACTGCTTTCATGCAGATGGAGGCAAGTGGCAACTTTAATTTTGATGCTGGCACTTTTTATGTTGATAGTGGCAATGATCGTGTTGGTGTAAATACTACTTCACCAAGAGCATCTTTAGATATTGTTGGTACTGATGGTATCATTGTTCCGGTAGGAACAACTGGTCAAAGACCTTCATCGCCAGTTGAAGGTTTGTTTAGATATAATTCTACGGATAGAACTTTTGAAGGTTATGCTTATAATGCAGACCAAGATGTAGTAGAATGGGGACCTATTGTGGGTGCTGGTGGAACACCTCCTCAATCTACTGATCGTTATAGTGAAGATTATTCTGAAGGTGCTGTTCTTAAATCTAACGGTACTGAAACTTATTGGGCATTTGATTCACAAAATGCAAGCGGATGGTCCATGGCAAGAATCTGGACTCATGGATATGTTGGTGGAGGATATAGATCATCTTCCCCCTGGAGTAATGTAAACCGTACAGTTCATGCTACAGATACATCAACAAACTTAGGCGATACTCTTGATAGATCTGGTGCATATATGGCAGGATCTTGGAACGATACTCGCCACTTCTTTCATTCGATGGAGAATACATTTAGAGGTTCCTCTAACTATACTTCTGGTTTTAGTATGACTTCTGAGTCTGGTATTGCACACCAGTCACAATGGGATATGACTGTAAATAGAAATTCTATGGGTTCTTTACAGGATCATGTATTCTCTGGAGGTTATTCTTATCTAACTGGTGGTGGTAATGCAAGAACTGATGTATTTAATCTCAAAACTGAGATTATGCGAACTGCTGGATTCCCGCCTAATCAGGGTGATGGTGGTGCTGACCCGACATGGGGTGGGCATGGAAGATTAAGAGGGTGGCATAAAAGGGGTGGCACAAGAGAATCTCTCAACTGGGCAACAGAAACTTGGACAGATTGGGACAATGGTCCTGGTGGTGATGGTTGGAAGAAAATGTTATCATCAATGGTTGGTCATTTCTATTGTGGAACTGGTAACAACAACCAGAATGGTAATGCAAGAGTTGATGATACTACTGGAGTTACTTTACAAAACAGAAACTTTGGTCAGATGGGTGAAGAAAACTTTGAAATGGGTATGAGGAAAGGTTACTGCCTGGGTAACTATAATGGTCAGCAGAATAATAACACCTTCAAAGTAAACTATCAAACTGATGGTGTTACTAACTTAGGTGCAACTGCACAACCTAAGGGACATAGTGGTATGTCCTCTGCCCATTGTTCTTCTGCATCTGCTGTCTCTGGTGTTCGTGATGATGGCACTAGAGCATATGATTACGGTACAACTATTCCCAACTTCTAATGACAAAAACTAATCCCGACATAATTGTTATTGACGAGCAAAAATTCCCCGAGATTGGTGTTTGGGGAACAAAACTTGGTGGAGAACTTGGTCTTGAGTTTTACTCTTTAGATGATGATTATTTTCAATATATTCCCCAAAGTATTACTTACTTGAGATTTGATTATAAAACTGGTGATTTTGGTCGTAGATATTGGGGTGAAATAAGAGGACAGAAATCTGAATATGGAGAAAGTGAAGAAGGAACAACCTTAAAAGAAAAGGTAAAAATAGACGACGGCATTCGTACAAAATATACCAAACCTTTTATGTTGGCAGTAATTCGTTTGTCTATTCAGGAAATTTTTGAAAAAAGATATAATGAAATGCGTACTAAATATAGTACATTAGAGGATGCAACTTGGGCAGACCAACTTGCTGAATCTAAAGCATATCTGGCAGACAATACTACTGAAACAAAACTAATTCATAAGTTGGCGGAGTTAAGGGGATTGACTACAGAGCAATTTGCTGCTAAAGTAGTAACAAAGCAAGACGAGTGGAAAACAAAACTATTCGATCTTGCTGTACAAGAACAAACTTTGATTTCTAAGTTAAAAGAATCAAAGAATATTGCAGATATCAATGTATTCCTTGAGGATTATTATGGTATTGCAATGAGCGAAAACCAATGCTTATCATTTGGAAGGTGTATTAAAAATGACGATGGACGAATCATTAGAAAAACTCCCTTTGAATACGGAATCAAATTCTGATCTCTATAATTTTCATAGTGTATTAAACGATCTTCAAGACATTGACCCGGAGAATTGGAATCTTAGTGATTTCGATAAAAAACTGATTAATTGGTCAGACTCCCAATATTTTGGACAGACTGAGTATCAAAATAAATATTTTGTTGTCAATTCGCAAGTAACTCCTTGGCGTCAAATTCGTCAAGCAATTATGGAAGTTCAGACGAGACTGAATGGACTTCAAAAAGTTACTATTAGTTACAAAAGAACTCTAAACGATATTGCTCGTGTTAAGCATGAAATGGAAGAGGAAGAAAACCCCTTCTATAAGCAAGACAAGCAATATGAACTTGAACTTCTTATGTGCGATAAACAAATCTACATGAATAAAGTTCAACAATGTAAGTATGAAATTAGTGGTCTAATGAGGATCATTAAAGAGCATACTGGCGGCGAACAAGATTTTGAAACCTTAACTGAAACAGTTCTCAACAAAGAGAATGAAGAAATCGAAGAGCATAAGTATTGGATTGCTCGTATGGCAAAACAATGCTCTCTCGATCTTCTAACTACTGGTAGAATCCAAGCAGGTAATCTCGACAGTATGTTGATGATGAGTCCTGAAGATCAGGCAGCAGTCACTGATCTTGCATTGACATATTCTACTGCTATGAACATTAATGTTGGCAAGATTAAAGCAGCAGCAGAAGAAAAAGTGGAACGAATGCTAGAGGGTCAAGGTCCTCAAATGTTTGAAACTAATGGAGTATTAACTGATTATGCAACGAACAATATCACAGACAGGTTCCTTCAGTCTGCCGATAAATCCAAAACTTGATCCCGAATACTTAGAGGAGGAATTTATTCCTTTTCTAAAAAAGTATAATCAGTTTATCTACGACTTATACTTTACATCTCGTATGCCCCCATTCACTCAAGATGCTATGGGGGATACTTTTGTAACAAAAGAATCGACAAAGAATGCTATTAGAAATGCATTATACATTTCTGAAAAAACTGAACTGCCATTATCTGCCACATTTAATAACATTTGGGTGAGACCAGATCAAAAGAATCTTGACATATTCATCAAGAATTTCAAGAGTTTATATGATGTTGGGATCAGAATTGTTACTCTACCACATACATCATGGGTAATGACTGGTCAAATTCAAAAAGAATATCCAGATCTAAAGATTAAGAACACTATTCTGCGTGAAGTAACTAAACCAAATGAGATTGTAACTCTTGCCAGTGCAGGATTTCACTATATCAATTTGGATCGTGATATTATGCGTGATCATGATGCATTTGATCTATTAAAGAAAGCAAAACAATATTGTGCAGAGAGAGGAAATCCCGTAGAATTATCATTACTTGCTAATGAACATTGTTGGGGAGGGTGTCCTATCATGCCCGAACATTATCAGTATAATAGTACGCGAGAGGGCACAGAACCTCAATATTTTGATAGTGAAATTAGTCGCATTTCATGTTCTAGATGGGATGCATATGATTCTGCAAGTGAACTTAAGAGTGCCAATTTACCCCCCTGGAGGAGCGATTGGGAATGGTTCTTAGAGAATGGTATTGATGTGTTTAAGATGCATGGTAGAGAGAATGCTATGCGTCTTAAAGAGTCTATGGATCTTATCGAACGATGGGCAAATCATGAGGATTTGATGTATCCTGAATATCAAAAGTATATGAATGATGTTGATGTTAAGGAGAGACCTATTGACATTTGGAGAGAAAAGATTAAGACATGTAAATTTAACTGTTGGGATTGTAATTATTGCGAAACTGTGATAGAATCACATCTAAAGAAACAACAACGAATAATGAATCCTCTTGTAGATAGAGTTATTAAAGCGTTTGATGCTGCTGTAGATGAAAACTCGCGGTTTAATCCAGATGAATATGATGTATTGGGACTTTCATCAAACAAGATCAGACATTTCTTGAACAATTTGTGTAGTGAGCGTGGCACAGTCTATGCTGATGTTGGTTGCTATTGTGGAAGCACAGTTCTTGCTGCATTGATGGGCAATAGTGCTGTGAAAGCATATGCTATTGATGATTTTTCGGATGGGTGTATTAAACCAAAGAATCGTGATTTATCTGATGAGTATTCTATTGATAATCCGGTTGAACAATTCATTGAAAACACTGAGAAGTATTTTAATACTGACTGCTCAATGGGATTCTGCATTAAACCTGTCTTACAGGTAGAGTTTAACGAAAAATACAGACCAAATGTCATATTTTATGATGCACAAAATGACGAAAATATGGTAGCAAACCTTGAGCATATCCATAATCAAGCAGAGGATAATTATATCCTAATTGTTGATGATGCAAACTTTGATGGTGTTGTTTCATACACTGATGAGTTTCTATCCGATAAAACTGTTGTTTATACTAAAACTGTTCGTACTGAAATTGCAGAAGATGAGAATGATTGGTGGAATGGTATTTACATTGCTGTTATTGAAAAATGATTAAAAACTTTATTGCTCGTTATGTAAAACTGATCGCTAAAATCCCTGAGCGACATTATTGGC